GTCGGTTTTTGATTTAGTTTCAGATACGCAGTTTCAAGAAGCTATTGGTACTAGCAGTAATATAAAACCTGTATACGATGCTGCGGGTGCCAACTCATGCACAGGATTTACTCTTACTGATAATTTTAATTGTTTAATACCAACCACCCAAACAACAAGCACAGGAACTGTAACAAAATATGCAAGTGGTATTACCTCAAGTACACCACCAGGTGGTGAGCCTATTGCTATACTTAATAATACCCCCGCCTCTACTGTTATACAATTACAACTTCCCGCTATGCGATATGTGACTGACCCAGCTAGTCCGTCTGGAGGTTTTTATGAATATTATAAGATTATTTCATCAGAAGCCACATACAGCTCTATTAGCACACCTAAGAGCTTGCATAGTAATAGAGGGTATGAAATAGGTATTGTGTATATGGATGATTTTTTACGTTCATCTACAGCGCTTACAAGCACAAATAACACCGTTTATATTCCATGTCGAGCTTCAAGACAGCAAAATCAAATTAATGTTACAATACCTTGGGGACAACGTGCACCGTTTTGGGCTAAATTTTATAAGTTTTGTATTAAGCCCGACAAGAGCACTTATGAGACTATTTATGCAGAAACATATTTTAAAGACCCTGACAGCAACTCTGTTTATTTTTTATTAGAAGGAGAGAATGCTGCAAAAGTAGAGTCAGGACAAAGGCTTATAGTTAAGCGAGACAGTGGAGGCGCTGTTGAACAATGTGTTGTGGCTACTGTAATAGAAAAAGCAAGTCAAGCTGCTGACTTTTTACAAATAGAAAATCCTTTTAATACGGGCACCGTTAAAACTGAAGATGGTTATTATCTACCTATACCTTCGGGAGCATATGCAGAAATAGTACCTTCGGGTTTTAACATATCAGTAGATCAATCGGTTGGACAAAACTTTGTTGCCTATCCTGCTGAACGAATTACTTTTAATGCACTTAATAGTACTCGAGGTTTTCCTATTGGTCGCTTTAGAGTAAACGTAATAAATCCAAACCCTGATTTTGCGTCTGTAACACCAACTGAATATAAATATAAAGACTACACAATACCTGTTAATAGTAAAGTTAATATTCGTATTTTCCAAAATAGAGAAGGTGGTGCAAGAAAAAAAGGCAGAGGGTGTGAATTTAGACGTAACATTTATGAGTCGCCAGATTTATTTGCTCAAGCTAATTATGATAATTTTATACAGTGGTTTGAAGGCGACAATATAGACCAAAGAATTATTAACGACAATACGGTTGAAGTTGGTGGTGGTGGTTCAATCGATAATGTATATAATACTACTCTTTTAACTGGTTCAGCCACCGTTCCAAATCCTACCGTAAAGGATGGGGATACAGGATATTTAAGTGGTTCCGATGCTACCTCTATTATACCTGTTGCTTTGGGCACCAACTACTATCAATTTTACAGATCAGATCCTGCATCAGGAGGTGATAATTCTCTATGGTTTATAGCAACGGGTACACTTAGTTGTAAAAGTGCATTAGGGATAGGTGGTCATGCATCAAATGTTGAAATAGAAATAACAGTAGAAAGAGCCAATCAAGCTGGAGTGGTTGTATTCGAAACAGAACCCTCTGACGCTACGCCAGACATATGGTACGAAAACGAATTATCTTTTCCTGTAAACCCGAACGGAGAGCATCAAGGTAATTTACAAAACCAAAACATACAAACTCAAACTCCCGCCATAATAGAAACAAACTTTTTTGATTGCTTTTCATTCGGTAACGGTGTAGAAAGTTATAGAGTAAGAGATTCTATAAAAGGAGAAACATTTACTTATGGCAATAGGGTAACAACCACAGCTGGACAAGAGTATCAACAAGTACACAGATTTGCTGACCTTACCTACAGTGGTATATTTAATAATGAAAGCAATGTTAATAAACTAAACGAGTTTAATTTAGGATTGTTAAATTTTAAAAATCTAGAAGAGTCATTTGCTTCAATACAAAAAACTGTTGCAAGACAAACTGATATATTAGTTTTACAAGAGGACAGAATATCTTATGTTCTTGCAGGTAAAAATTTGTTGTCGGACGCAAGCGGTGGTGGTGCACTCACATCAGTACCAGAAGTTTTAGGTCAACAAATAGCTAGACTAGAAGAGTTTGGAATAAGTAGAAACCCCGAAAGTTATGCAGAGTTTGGATCAGAGAAATTTTTTACTGATGAGCAACGTGGTGCTGTCATACAGCTTAAAGGTGGCGCATATAATAACGAGTCACTGACAGTTATATCAGAGTTTGGAATGAGGTCTTATTTTAGAGATTTATTCCATAGCACGTACGACCAACAAAAAGTAGGCGGTTTCGACCCTTACATGAATGAATATGTATTATCATCCAACAGCAAAAAGTTGCCTTTTGTAGGTAATTGTGATTTATGCGGCACGAGTAGAAATATTGAATTGCAACCAACAGTTTCATTTACTTACTGTGTAAACGTAACTCAAGAGGTTGGTACAGTAAACATTGATTATGTGTTGCCTAGTGGTGGGAATAATAATATAGTAACGGAGGACGGCACAGGCACAACCAATGAAATTATAACAGCTGAAACTAATTCCGTCGCACCTAGTGGTGGAGACATTGTAACCGAAGATGCAACATCTAATAACACATACACCATTACAGTTCTTTACAACGGTTCAAGTTTTACAACAGGACCAGTTAGTATAAGTGGCACTTTACAAATTGACAAAAATTCGGTATATGCTGATATAGTTTCAATTACAGTGTCTTCTAATTCTATCACTACTGACTCTATTGAAATTACAACTTTCTGTCCCGAGCCAGATCAGATTACTATTTTTCAAGTATCTATAACTAGCAATGAAGATAGAGGGAAGTTTATACACAATGAATATAGATGGACTGATGGATTGTTTATATCTCCTTTACATTCTGAGCTTGTTGAGTTTGCTACAGGCACTCAATATCCTTTGTTATCACAATTTACAGAGCTAACAGGTTCTCAAGGAGCAGGAGTAATTCCAGATGACGGAGCGGAAATAACTATTATTAGCAACAAATTAGATTTTGATGATTTTGAGTTTGATATAAATAGCAACAATTTTAGGTATTTAAGAACTAGCACATTCTATGGTAAAACAACAACTGATTTAGCAGCTTTACTTGCCGCATCAACTACCGCTACGCCTATTAATGACAGGTTTAATCCTCAGTTTTCAGCACAATTCAACATGCCAGCGGGGACAGCGACGGATAAAAACTTGTATTTGATATGGGATTATAGACAATCTAATAAAGTAGAACTTTGTTATTCTAGCGTTTCAACTACCGACGCTTGTTGTACTTGTGCAGTTGAGCCCACACCAACAACAACCCTAGCACCTACTCCTACTGTTTATACTTGTAATCAATATACATTAGAAGTTCCTGCAGCTTGTGAGTCAGTTTCTATACAAGCTACTGCAACAAACGGTTCATCTGTAAACTTTACTCGATGCACAGGTGGGGCAGGGTTTAATTATAATCTAGAAGCCAATGAAGAAGTTGAGGTATACGCACAAACAGGAACAGTAACTGCGACAAACGGTGCCTCTATAACAGTAGTATCGCAAAATGGAGGCGATGTAGGCTCTTTTTGGTGGCTTGGTTGTGATGGTACACCAATCACCGAGACTGTCCATCCTGGTTCTGCGAATGCAATAACAAGATGTGCTATAAATACCCCTCAACAACCTGTGGGACAAGGAGGGACTATCACTCAAACAGGAGTTTGTACGGTATATTTCTATAGAGCTCAAGTTTGTAACTCTGCAACCACCGTGTTTTTACAAGGCCAAACATCTTTAGGACAATTTAATATAGGTGATGTGGTACAGTTTACACCTATTAACTCTGACAATATAAACACTGGACAACCCACAGCTACTAATTGTGCAACAATAGACAGGTTTGGAGTGGGCAATGGACAAGACGGTGTTATAAATTTACAAGCCTCTGCATGTGGTGATACTACTAACTGCCCTCAAACTATTCCTGTATACAAATGGGTTTTCAGTTCCAATTCCGCAAGCGGTGGTTTTGCTTCTCCTATTCCATGTAGTGACAGTACTTTTTGCGCAACGGGTGTTTACACAACGGCGTCTAGTTTAGCAACGACATTCCCTGGGATAACAAGGTTTTATTTAGATTCAAATTTAATGGTACCTTTCCAAGGACAAAACACTTACTACGGTGTTGCTGCACCCGCTGCGGGTCAAACGGATGCTAACCCACAGTTCAAGCAAGCAGTTTTAAAAATGGATGATTCTGGTTTCTCCACTGAACTACAAATATGTTAACTTTGTAAATATGGGAGCTGCAGCAACATTTTATTTAGACGGACCTAGTTTTGAAGAGGCAACGACAGTTTTCACAGACGCTGCACTAACAACGTGTGCCCCTAATGGT